GATATATTGGTAAGGGTTTACGTCCTAGAGCGGGAGATACCAGCTTTAGGCCGGGCGAATGGAAGCCCGTTAATGCCACAGGGGATGATCTACGTAAGCAAATCGTACCATTGCCTGCCAAAGAGCCTTCTAAGACTCTATTTGAGCTTATGACAGCGTTAGTTACTTCCGGGAAAGAACTAGCATCGGTAGCCGAAATCTTTGTGGGTAAGATGCCCGGACAGAACACACCAGCTACGACTACCATGGCATCCATCGAGCAGGGAATGAAAGTATTCACTGCTGTATACAAACGTATTTATCGTGCTTTAGCGGAAGAATTCAAGAAGATCTTTATGCTAAACCATATGTATCTTGATCCTAATAAGGTTGTACAAGTCTTAGACATGACTGTAGGGCCAGAAGATTTTGATCCTGAAACATATAATATCTGCCCTGGTGCAGATCCTACAGCAGTATCACAAACTGAAAAGCTATTAAAAGCTCAAGGCTTAGTAGAAATGTTGCAAGTCTTTGGACCAATTCTCAATCCCATTGAAATTGCAATGCGAGTTCTAGAGGCACAAGAACAGCCAAATTATCAGAAGGTTCTTAGCCAAGAAGTTCTACAGACAGGACAAGTTCCTCCACCACCACCCGATCCTAAGTTATTGGCTATTCAAGCAAAAGCTCAATCTGATCAAGCAAAGACTCAGATGGATCTACAAGCCAAGCAAATGGAAATGGAATTAGATGGTCGAGAGAAAGTAATGCAAATGCAAATGAAACAGCAAGAACATGCTCAGAAGATGCAAATGCAAGCAGAATCGACTCAGATGAAAGCAGCATCTGAAGTGCAGATGGCAAATATATACGCCGCCACAGAGCGTATGAAGGGTCAACAGGATGTGCAGAACAGCCAGCAGACCCATGAAGTGAAGATGTCTCAAGAGAAGGAGAAAATCAAATTAGCAGCTCAGAAACAGCAATCAAAGAGTGGCTCCAGTACGAAACCACAAAAGCGTTCAAGTACGAAATAAAAGAACGTTATGAAAATGTCAAGGAAGAATTAGTTAATAGTTCGATTGACACAGTACCTTTCAAACAAGGTTATCTACAAGCAATGAAAGATATCCTAGAATTTTTTGAGGTAAACAAGAATGATTAAAGTCACAGGATGTAGGATCCTAGTTCGTCCCAAGTCTCTAGTAGAACATGATGCTACTTATGCAAAAGCAAAAGAACTTGGTTTGACTATCCCAGAACTCTCACAACGAAAAGAAGAAATTAACGTAGATCAGGGTACAGTTCTTCAGATTGGCTCTAAGTGCCATGAAGATTATGTAGGAGATCTAGAAGTTGGAGATGTAATTGGATATGCAAAATTTGGTGGTAAGTTCTTTCCTGATCCTGAAGATAAAGAAAAGAATCTGTTAATCATCAACGACGAAGACGTAATCTGTATTTTCAAGGAGTAATATGACCGAAGAAGTCAAGCCACAAGAAGGCACACAACAAGAAGCACCTCCACAAGTCTCAGAAATTGAGCAACGTGCTCTTGAAATGGGATGGCGTCCCAAAGAGGAATTTGATGGTCCTGAAGATGAATTCATCGATGCCAAAGAATTTGTACGTCGTAAACCCCTATTTGATAAGATTGAAACTCAATCTAAAGAAATCAAAGCAGTTCGTAAAGCCATTGATGCTTTAAAAGAACACTACTCACAGCGTGAGGAAGCAGCAGTAAAGGCTGCTTTAGGAAAGCTTAAAGAGGCCCGTAAAGAGGCCATTGCCAACTCAGATGGCGAAAGTTATGAAATGATTAATACTGAGATTGAGCGTGTCGAAGCTGAATCGAAGCGTATTAAGCAACTTCAAGTAACTCAGGAAGAACCTGAGATTCACCCAGAATTTCAAGCCTGGACTAATCGCAATCCTTGGTATGCAGATGTAAAGTATATGCGAGCTTGGGCTGATGATTTTGGTCAAACACTACATCGAAATAACCCTGATCTGAATCCTTCTCAAGTGCTTAAGAAAGTCGAAGAAGCTGTTCGTAAGGAATTTCCACACAAGTTCACTAACCCTAATAAGGCTAATGCACCTGATGTAGAAAATGGCAAACAATCGAGCCGAGGCTCTGGTAAAGGTGATTCCATCGAAGCACAGCTAGATGACAAATCACGAAAGATTATGAATGATCTAGTTCGTTCTGGCACCCTGACTAAAGAAGAATATCTTAAGCAGTGGAAAGAAATAAATGAAATTAGAAAGGGATAAGATGACTCGACAAGCAACTCCCAAAGAAGAGGCAAGTGCCCGTCCACGTCGTACTCCACTCTCCACACGCAATCGTTTATCGATTCGTAACAAAGAGCCTGGATACGTCTATCGGATTGTTAATGATGCGGATGGCCGTATTGAAGAACTACAAGAACGAGGTTACGAAGTCGTACCTCAAGATAAGGTAGGTCCAATTGGTGATAAGCGTGTAGACAATCCTTCTGCACCCGGTTCTAGTTCTTATATTTCTGTCGGACAAGGTACAAAAGCAGTCGTAATGCGAATCAAAGAAGAGTTTTACGCTGAAGATGTACAATACAAACAAAGTCTTGTCGACGATACAGAACAAACTATGAAGCAAGTAGCTGGTCATAAAAACACCGACTACGTTCCTCGCTTCTAAGTTTTAAGAGCCATAGGGTGCCCTTTATTACAAACCAATAAATGAAAGGATAGCTATGGCTAACACTTCTCGTATTTCTGGTTTCCGTCCTACTAAGAGTATCGGCAATGCCGGTCAAGGTAATGTCAATATCTATGCCGTTTCAAGCGGCGACGGTACTGCATTATTTGTAGGCGACCCAGTAAAATTTGATGGTTCAGCAGATGCCGATGGCGTTGCAACTGTCACTAAAGCTACTCAAGGCGCTGCCGTACTCGGCGTTGTCGTGGGTATTCTCCCTGATAAAATGAGCCCAGTATCAGGTAAAATGACTACTGGTTCCACTACTCTAGACGCTCCAGTTTATCGTGCGGCTTCCACCGCTCGTTATGTACTTGTTTGTGATGATCCTGGTATGGTATATGAAGTAGAAGCTGTTACTGGTTCTAACTCTTCGTATTCCTTTGCTGCTGCTAACGTTGGCCTAAACGCTGATTTAAGCACTGTCGCAGGTTCTACCACAACTGGTCTTAGTGCTGCAGCTCTAGATATGTCAACTGCGGCTGCTACTGCTACCCTGCAGTGGAAAATTATCGGCGTTGTACTACGTCCAGATAATGAACCAACTGGTAACGCTACCAAAGTGCTTGTTAAGATTAACAACGCTCATATGGGTAATGGTACTGGTGCTACCGGCCAATAATTAGAGGAGATAATCTATGACAGGCGTAATTAACACTGGTAGTTTTGCAAAAGCCCTATGGCCTGGTGTCAACACTTGGTATGGTGCTGCATACAACCAATATCCCGTAGAATGGGATAAACTATTTGAGAAGAATACTTCTCGCAAAGCATTTGAAGAAGACGTTGGTGCTTCATACTTCGGTCTAGCGCAAGTTAAGAACGAAGGTGCACCAGTTGCGTTCGATTCAAGCAAGCAAGGCTTTACTAGCCGTTACAACCATGTGGTCTATGCCCTTGGTTTTGTAATTACTCGTGAAGTCTACGACGATGACCAATATGACATTGTTGGTAAGCTCAAGGCCCAAAGCCTAGCTTTCAGCATGCGTCAGACCAAGGAAATCGTTGCTGCTAACGTTTACAACCGCGCATTTAGCACTTCCTACACTGGTGGTGATGGTGCATCCCTAATCGCTTCTGCTGGTGGTGGTGGTTCTTCGAGCCATCCTAACATTGCTGGTGGTACCTATACAAACGGTGTCGCTACTGCAGTAGACCTTTCAGAAGCAAGTCTTGAGCAAGCAGTTATTGATATTGCTGGTTTCACAAACGACCGTGGTCTAAAGATCGCTGTTCGTCCTAAGCGACTAGTAATTCCTAAGGAACTGATGTTTGAGGCAACTCGTATTCTGAAAGCTGAAGGACGTACAGGCACTGACCTAAACGATCCTAACGCTCTAAAGACTATGGGTATGGTTCCAGAAGTTGTAGTCAACCATTACCTAACTGATACTGATGCTTGGTTCCTCTTAACCGATGTACCAAATGGCCTGAAGTATTTCGAGCGTAATGCTGATGAATTCGGTATGGACGAAGACTGGGATACTGAAAACGCTAAGTACAAAGCACGTGCTCGTTACAGCTTCGGCTGGACCGATCCTCGTGGTATTTATGGCAGCCCTGGCGCCTAATTAATTTAACCCCCGCCTAAAAACGGGGGCTTTTTAGGAGACATCTATGCCAACTTTTACCGCTAACCAACTTGGAATGAGTTATCCAAAGGGCCGCGATACGATCACAAAGATCTTCGCAGTTGCTCGTACAGATAACGCTACTCCCAAGATGTGGTTACCCAAGGATGCTGTAGTTTGTGGTATCCACGTCTATCAGAACGTGAACGCCTCGACTGCTGCTGCTACTTTCTCTGTTGGCTGGTCTGGTACTGCAAACGCCCTGATTAATGCTTTTTCAATGGCTACTACAGCCGTTGGCTTGCAAAATCCAGGCACTGCTACTGGTTCTAGCTTTATGACAAAGCTGACACAAGATCAGCTAGTTACCTGCACTTACACAGTAGGCTCAAGCACTGCTGGTGGT